CATCTGAATCATATTTATCTATGATCGCACTAGCTGTAGCACTTGTTATTGTTTCACCAATTTGACCACTGAATGATGTTCCAGAAACTGAAGCAAGTTTAATTTGTTGCAGAGTATTACCAGCTGCTATTGTTGCGATTGGACCATCACTGGCAGAATCAGTAAGATATGGATTTTTAATTAGACCAATCTGACGGAAGAAATTGTCTACGACAAATTCGCCGCCTTCTTCGCCATCTGGTTTGACGTTAATCATAATGGCTCTGGCCCTAAGATCAATTCTAGGGTCTCTGCCAAATCCATCTCTTGGTCCTAATTGTGCTCTAGCTGTTGCTGCTGTCGTTGGACTACCGCCAGTAATAGACACCGCAGCATAATCATATCCAGAGCCTATTCCACTTAATATTGATCCACTGTCATCTATCTCGATATAGGAAACTGCACCACCTACTATAACTGCGTTTGCAGCTCCAAGTGTTCCGTTACCAGTAATTGTCACTGTAGGCTGACTAACATATCCTGCGCCGGAATTTAAAACTGATATTCCAGCAAGTTGCCCTGAATCTGCAGCATCTTGAATACCTTTTTGCTCAATAGTAACAGCGAGTGAAGATGAATCAGTACTATCGACAAATTGGACAGGCATAAAGTTTGCAGAAAGAAATTTACTAGCAGATGATGCGCCGATAGTATATAAGAATTTCCAAACATATCCATCTGCATATACTTGCGGAGTTGTATCTACGCCAGTTGGCTCTACAGAAGATTGATTAGCCGTACCAGTTGTAACGTCTCTTCCTTGTCTAAGACAGATATATACAGCATTATTTTCTGTTATTACATAATAAGGTGTTGCTCCATGACCTGCAACTACATCGCTGTATGCAGAATAAACTGTACCAGTTGACCAGTTATTCCTTGGTACTACGAAACTCCAGTCAGCGGCGAGCTTCATCGATTGCATATTCAATCGAAAGTCTCTTTCTTCTCGACCAGTATTTTTAGGAGTTGGCGCTACATCAGAATCGTTCCAATCTTGCGATCTACCAATCCCGACGTAGTAGTTCGTAGCAGAATCACTTAGATCATCAAAGAATTGCTGAATAAATTCTGTTTTAAGTGGAGTAGTTACTATCGCTGTCATCTTCTAACCTTTGTTTTATATGATGTGCACTCGGTTACCAATTCCTTTATCGGAATCACAACCAAGAATAAACCATCCTTGTTTACCTGTTCCATCACCTGGTGAATATACTGCAGTAAATCCTCCGCCTGGTGCTATATAAACCTTTGCATTGGCACTATCACCCTGAGGAGTAAATCCATATGTTGCACCAGCAGATTTTGTAATATTTACAGTACCATTATTGACATTCGCAACTTGTATAACCTGTCCTCTTTCACCATCGTCAATAAGTAATGCAAGTGATGTTGTAGCATTTAAATAATGGACACCAGCTGCGCCTGGAAGTGTCATATTTGCTAGATCGTAGTTTGAATCTTTATACGAGAAACTAGCCTCGAGATTTACAGTACCTGCACCTTTTGCTCGAATCGTTAGATCTATGTCGGCTGCCGTACCTGCTGGCTCCATTATAATTTCACTAGTACTAGCACCAGCACCATTCGTAAATTGGAAATGATTTACCGCGGAAGACGTGGCAACAAAATCCATAGAGACTGCGCCATTTGAATCTAGAAATCTGTTTACTGTTAAATCATGAACAGTAGGATAATTTATTGTTTTATTTGTAAGCGTAGACGTTGACGTATTAGTAACAAGAGTGTCACTATCGGTCAACGTCGGAATATTTAGATTTATACTTTTTGTCATTCCCTCAGCAGTTGGAGGAACGAATGCATAGAAATTTGTAGCTCCTGCTGAATCATATATGTCAGGATGTACTAATGCCGGATCAACTAATGTCTTATTGTATAGTGTATCTGTTGTAGATTGTAGGACAATTGTACCTGTTGAATCTGGTAATGTGATTACGTTATCTTGTGTAGGTTCGGTTGGTCTAATTTGGGTTTCAAAATTGTTTGGTGATGCACCTTCGAATTCTATACCGCCAACACCACTATCAAATAGTCTAACTTTCTCTGCAAATGCGTTTGCATAAAGCTCATCGAAATTTGCATTAATCTTTGTGCCAGCTGCACGAAGGGTATCACCGGTATTGTCGTTTGCCGTTGTCCCTAGATTAATTGTTTGCTTTGCCATGATTTAATCCTACTGAAGATTTCTACTATATTTATACATGTTATCCATCAATTCTGATAGGGAAATCATCAGAATCTACACCAACCCCACCGAATGCTGAATCGCTATGATAAAGCTCTGGGAATGGCTTTCCATTATCAAATGTGCCAGATGGTTGATCTTGTAATGATAGTCTAAACAAACCGCTAGCAGAATCAAATACTTCGTGTCTTGCCCTATCCATAGTGACGAAGCCGTCTGCGAAGTCCATACGTCCGACGATACCATCTGAATCTTCGTCGAATGTTGGTGAGCTATAACGCATAGCATCGACCATGTGTCTGTAGTTGTTGTCGATGTATAGAAGCGTACCAAATTGATTGGAGTCTGCAGAACCACTGGAATCGACGAATGCCTCGATATCGCTGCGGTATACGTCGAAGCGATGTACTTCTGAAGAATCGGTATACAATCTTGAAATATCCATTGCAGCAGCGTCTGCCATAACAGCGACGCCTTCAAAGACTGGATCTACCTCTTCTAATTCTTCTGATATAGGCATAACATCAAAGCTAAGATCTTGATTGACTGTAACAATTTGAACTTCGTTACCAACAAACATACCAGCCGGATGTGCAAAAAGCTGATAAAGTTCGATCCAATCAGCACGAGATAAACCAATCTTAATCAGAATGGCCCAGTGTTGAAACACCTTGTCGTTCATAATATACTTACCGGATTCAGTACCAATAGGTGTTTCACCTATGTTGAACAGTAAATCTTTACCATATACGATATCTGGATCTTCTTGAAAAAACGCACGGAAGAATCTTTGAATACCGTACTTAGTGCCCTTCGTCCGATAATAGTTGTTCGAAAGTTCTGCACCAGTTCTTGTGTCTAAAATACCTTCAAGATAGTTTTCACCTAATAAAAGCTCATCTTCAATTAATGTTAAGTTACTTTTTCTGGTTTGGGCAATATCTCGAGTGGTTGCAAGATTTTGTAAGAGATTACCATAGTTACCATCAGAATCTAGGTTTTCGTAATACTTCTTAAGAAAGGTTACTATTTGAGGTGCATCAGTTTTCCACCACTCTGGAACAGTAGTGTCTACTGTACTAGTAGGAAATCTAACTTCCCTTCGACCTATATCCTGTAAGGTAATATCAGACATTAATTATCAGCCTCTGTTAGGACATATTTAGTATCAGATATCTCAGCATCAAATTTAAGTAAATTTTCTCTTACTGGGCTAATAGCACTTTGGTTTGCTGGAACACACGAAATTTTCAATAAGCTTGCTCCAGTAATATCATCTACTCTTAGTCCTGTGATAATAACTTGGCCGCTTAATTGGTTATAACTTCCAACACTATCTACAACAACTTCGTTCGTTCCGGCATTTACTACTTCAAGATTACTTGATCCTGATGTATTTTGTATGCGAACAGTTTCATCTCCTAGCGTGTAAGTAGTACTAATTACTGAGGTCGATGTAGTTCTAGGAATATCGATAGCTGCAGGAAAGTTAAGCGTTACTTTATTTGTTGCATTTAAGGTTGGGGTAAACCTCTGTTGCATTTTGATATTTGCTCTACTAGATAGAACAGCAGGGCTAACTGCGTCAATAAGCGTTAGTAGATTTGATCTTCTGAACGATTGATCAAATCCTCCAATTGCATTTGAAAAATAATTAGCAATAGCAGTATCAACTTGACCTTTGATAGTATTGATAGAAAGAGGAGTAAGCTCAGGGTTAACTTGAAACACTACATTAGCCTGCACAAAAGTTTCAAGTGGATCTTTAAATTCTACTCCAAAAGCTAAAACAGCTAATTGATCGACTAAATTCCGAATACCAGTTTTAGTATTTGCCTGTGTCTCTGCATCTACATCATCTTCAAATAAAATAGATGTAAATACAGTGCCAAACTTAGGCGAAGGATCATCTTGTCCGCCATAAGTTTTAATATCAGAAATAAGTGTCGAATAGTTCCGAAGAATAATCGCTTGATAATCTTCTGCAGTGACCATTCTATTTTGTGATGCATATTGGAACGGCGCATTTGTACGAATAGATTCAATAGATTCTTTATCGTCGCCGCCAGTCGATCTGGACACAAGACCTACAGTAGGTGTAAAGGTTTGGCCGTCTACTATAACAGTATCGATCGGCGTAAAAGTTCCAGCACCATTTGCTAACGCGGCGCGTGTACTTAGATAATTTACTTCAATTAATCCGCCAGCCGTAGGAGATTGTCCTAAAATACCATTGTTACCAAAAGATAATTGGTAGAAGCCATTTGGTGCTTCTTTTAAAATAAAGATTGTAGAATTTTCATTGACAGAGGTAATATCAATAATATTCGTAAAAGATGTAAATTCAGTAGATGATGGGCTTTCGAAAAAATCTACCGTAGTCGTGTCTACGTCTAAATCTACATCTGGTATAACATATACATCAGCTTCGTTAAATTCACCTACGTTAAAATTCTTGGTCTTTCTAGTTCCTTCTAAAATTGGAATACTAGTGGATCCTTCTGTAGTTGTAAAACGATATATGCCATTATTATTAGTTGCTGTATAATTTTCAATCGTTTGAAACGTATATGTAATGTCATCAACTACAGCAGAAAATCTAAAAAATGCAGGAAGCTGAAGACTTGCAGGAGGAGATGTTACACCACTAAGATCTAAGGTGATAGTGATCAATCCTCTTGATGCTGTTTTCGAATCTGGAATATATCCAATGCCTGTGGCAAGTGATACTAAAGAACTTCGAAGCTGAGCTGTACCAAGAAACGATTCGTTTAAAGTAAAGTTTGCCACCAAAGCATTGATGTGAGTATTATATGCTAACACATCAAGAATATTTGAGAGGCCAG